AAGTTGGGTGAATTAGTCTTGATGTAGTTGACCTGTGTCCCATCGCTGAATGTGATGTGACCATGGCCTTCGAACCTCCCAATCAGGAAGTCTGTCTTGTATGCAAAGCAGTTCATCTTGAACAGCTTTCCATTGTGTGCTGTCTCCACAGTATAGAAGTCTACACCAGTAGAGAGTGGGACCTTAGCCCCTAGTCCAAATGCTCCAAAGTTTTCTGCTGTGTTTCTTTTAGTTGAGAACCCCAGTTCGAGGTAGCCTTCGAGTCTCGACGCGCCAATACCCACGCCGTAGTCAATAACGCTGAAAACATCACAATAGCCAGTGCCGTCATTCTCTTTGTATCTGACGATAACTCCGTTGTTATCTGCGCTAAGATACTCAGGATCATAGTACTCTGGTGTAAAGTTTGAATCAATATACTGGTCATCGTTGCGGGTAATGTAGTAGTCTTCGATTGTCTTCTTCCCTGACAATATCTCCAACGCAATCTCTTTCTCACGTTGTGAATCGCAGGCGTTTGTCACCAGCTCACGTACGGTCGAAGGTATTGGGGTAGAGTATTGTGAAGATTGAAGAACATCGAAGACAAGTTTCTCAGCGGACTTGTTGATCCGCTTCTGGACACCAGCAGAGTTGCTCTGCACGGCAGTCCCAATTGTCTTAATGCTCATATGTGTAAATAAAAATGGCCCTTACAATACTGTAGGGGCCATGAGTTCGAGAATCTTCTGTATCGTCTCGATGTTTTGTTTTTGGTTCCGAGGAACAAACAACACCGGTGGGTCAGGTGATTCCATTAATAGTTTCTTGAACATCTTCCACTTCAGTGGGAAACGTTCATTTGCGAATCCTTTGCACTCTATGACCCATCGACCCTGTGGGTCTACGAAGTCAGGAGTGTATGTGATATCACGGACTTTGTACTTCTGCTTGTCCTGATATCCTGTCTTGCCATTGTCCTCGTAGGACTTACTGCCGTAGTAGAAGCCCTCCATGAGGACGTACTTCTTCTTCTCGTAGTTAGCAGGTATACCTGCATCACGTAGCTGTCTGTAGCAGTGAGCCTCGAGGAGAGACCTAAACTTGATTCCGTCTACTTCTTTTGACTTAGCGTTACGTACTTTCTTTCTACTGTTCCGTGCTCCGGTTCTCTTTCCTCTTGATGACATGCTTTGCTTCTTCTAATCCATGATCCCTTACGAGATCAGAGATGTCTTTAGATCTATAGTACGAAGGTATGACTAAATTATCAAGCCCATACGTATCACAAATCTTTGCAGCCATGGTCTGACCAGGGTTGCGAGAATTATCAAAGTCATTGTCGTAGAGTACTATTACTTCTTTGAAGCGCGCTTTTGCCTCGGAGATGGTCTCTTCTTTTGGCATAAGCATCTCTGATTGTAAAGCAATGGATGGGTAGCCAAGCACTGCCAAGCACATGATATCCTTGAGCGAACTTGTGAGAAATAAAGTCCCACCGTTTTCAGGTAGCTGATGATACCCTTGTACACAGTACGAATCCACATTAGAGCTCCATTTAAAATCTCTTTCAAGCGGACGGTAAATCTTATAACCGCAGTCAAAGCGGTAACGGTAGCTGATACTATTGCACGAAAAACGTTGTTCATTTATCCAGTAGTGTGTGATAGGGTAAACATCAAATATAGTCAAGATTTTTTTACTGATTCCGAACTGTTCCCAGTAGTCTGCATCTTGTCTGTTCCATTCCCTGACTCGTACCTGAATCTTCGACCTCCGTTTTGTCTGCGGTATTCTTGTCTCTCCTTCTCTCCTTTGTACCAACTCATTCCGAGCGACCCCAGTATGCAGGCCCAGCCCAAAAGACTGATCAATATGTATAAGTGTTCCATAGAAATCTAGATTGTATTTGTAACTAATGTATGAGAAACAATCAAAGCTGTGCTCTGGGCAACCCCAGTCTTTGTACAACAACCTCTGGTTCCAATCAATGATGTGAACTGTAGGTGAGTTGTCTTCGCGCAGATCGCTCTTGAATCTTTTACCTGTGTCTTCGAAGTTTGGACAGAAGTGTTTGAATATCTGATACTCTGACACTTTTGTAAGTATCGTATCCTTGTCTAGTGTCTCGGTGCTCTTTCTCGAATGTATCATGGTGTAGTAGGGCCGGACCTACAAATATAGACCCGGCCCCCTAACATCACGTCCAGAGATCCTCAGTAGTCTCCTTAGGAGCTTCTGTTGTCTCTGTAGGTGTCACCAAGTCAGGCGAGTACAGTCCGAGCTTCAAGTCAGAGTTGTAATCTGCATTGAATGTACCATACTCGTCGTTCAACGACTTGACAAACAGCTGGTCACGCTGTGGCTTGAGGCGGCCAAAGTGTCTGGTGTAAACAGCCTGATACTTTTCATCCTTAACACCCATCATGAGACGAACCTTGTTGTCCTTGAGAGCTGTGACCAAAGTCTTGAGCTCTTCAACATTGCCTTTCATGATTTCGTCAATGGTTTCGAAAGAACACTCACCATCGTTAGGGATGTTAGCCCATGCCTTGATGAAGCTGATCAATGTCTCCTCACCAGGGTAAGTGCGACGCACACCCTCTTTCTTGAACCAGTCAGGAGCAGTGTCTGGCTTAGTAGCCCATGTCACCTGACCATACTTGTTGGTGATTTGGAACTTACCAGTAGAAGACTCCTTTCTATGCTCATTGCCAATGAGTATGTCAAACTTCGTAGTAAAGTTGAACTCCTCGTTGTGAATCCAGAACACCAGCTTACCAGTCTTGTCTCCCATAGAGACTTCGTAGTTAGGCTCAGTGCGCATGTTGACACCCACAGATGCCAGTTCGCCAAGGTTAGGGTTGACGGCAATCACACGTACAGGTGCGATGCCAGAGTACAGGGGTATGCCCCCACCTGCGACTTGTACGTCGGAGGAATTAGATTGAATAGCCATCAGTAATTGTTTTCTGAGGTGTTGTCTTGAACTTCTTGAATGCTCTGATCGAGAGTAACTTGCGTAGCTGCAGTGTCGTCGATGAGCTGAACGCGCATCACTCTCTGCCTCTTCACACGAATACCCTTCAGCTTTGGGTGGGAGAAGATCTCCTTAGCCTCAGCAATTGTAAGTCCGTACTTCTTACGGATATCATTACGGCTCATCCCCTCATCCTTGATGTGGCTCACGAGCTGTGAAATAGTCAACACCTGCGGTGTCTCCTCTTGTGTCACTTCTGTTGTGACATCTACTTGTGCGTCAATAGACATGTCGTTGTGTTTAATCGATGAAAATTTTCTTCCAGTCCAGCTCTGCATCCATTCCTCTAAGATGTTCGCAGCGTGAACCAGCGGTATCATCATTCGACGAATCGAATGAGATTTTTGTAGTGTTGTCACCACGGTATACATACCCAATGGCATCAGCATTGGCGCATGTAATTTCACGAAGCTTGCCGGACAGTGACAAGTCATTCGCTTTGACTTCTTTGCCGTTCTTCGTCAGGTACTTGTCCTTCAGGTGACCAACAAAGATGACGTGGTCTGCAAGCTTAGACAGATTGAAGAACCACTTCATAAAAGCCTTACGAAGGTAGAGGTAGCCAGCACCCTGAGGCAGAGTAAGGACAGATAGCCCCTTGTTCTGGGGGTCAAAGTTCTTACCCATTGGGGTAGCCTGGTACAACTTCTTTGCCTCCTCCTCACACCACACTTCCAGTTGTGTGATGGTGTCGATGGCAATGTACTTGTAAGGTTTCTTCTCACCCATAATAGCTTTCCCAACCTCAGCCAACTCGGTGAGAGAGGCGACTTTGATCTTGAGTGCGTCCACCATATCTGACCCGTCCTCCAGGTCAATGATGAGACAATTCTCAAGCTGTGCGAGAGCTGTGGTCTTACCGATCTTCGGTGGACCATAGATAATCATGTTCTTTGGTGATTTGCGGGCAGCTTTAATCACCTTTTTAGGTAGTGTAAGTTCACTCATTTCTTTACTAGATAAGGGCATTTTCCTGCTTCGATTACAACCCTCTTGCCTTCAGGCATGGGACAAGGGTAGTATCCAGACAGTATGTGGTAAGAACCATTTTCATTAAGCGTTGCTTTGTAGAAAACCTTCCTGTAGCCATTGGTTATTAGAAAATACTTGAGTTTACCGACAGTTACAGTTTTAACTACTTTCGTTTCTTTCATTGATAGTGAATGTTGATAGATCAGTTTCGAATGGTATCATACCCAGCAAACCGTCACGGTTCTTCTCCACATGGACTGCCAAGAGTCCTTCTGGTTCTTCGCCGCAGTACTTATCTGTAATCCCATACAGGTCAAAGGGACGCTGCAACATCATAACGACATGTGCATCCTGACCAATAGAGTCACCACCGAATAAGTCTGTCAAGAGGGGCTGGTATTGATTCTTTGCACGGAACTCTTGCTCGATGTTACGATTCAACTGGGACAGCAGTATCGTAATGCAAGACATCCGTGCGTGCATCCACATGCATGCCTTCGACAAAACATTGAGTCGTTGCAATTCTGTGTCAGCTTTGCCTTTTACAAGGCGGGAGTGATCGATGAGGTTGATAACGGTAGTTCCAGGGTACCGTATAAATACATCCTCATTGATCTTTTTCACTCTCTCCATATCCTGTGGAATAGAGCAAAAGAAGATTGGGTATTCTTTGTACTTCTGTACCATACCCTCGTAAGTCTTGAACTTGTCCTCACTGAGGCGTTGTTCAACAGACAGCAGTTCGAATGTCTGCATCTTGGTGTCCTTAGAGCCTGCACGAAGTATCTGTTGATACCCAGGCATCTCGAATGTCCAGTACAAGACAACTACATCCTTGCTGTTGTTTTGATCGAGTACGTCAAAGATCATCTGGTTTGAGAAAGCGGACTTTCCTACACCAGGACGACCAGCAATGACGTACATCTTACCCGGCTGCAATCCACCCATCAGGTTTCTGTTGAGCCTTGGCCATTTCGTAGGGAACACTGTACGATTACCGTACATGCTCGTGCGGACTTCAGCAATTGACTTGTTGACGTCCTGTGAAATGTGCTTTAGCTCCTTGATACCTGTCAGGTCATAGCTTGCGAGTGATGCGGGAGTTTGATTCTGATGATTCATTTTCTAGGTCTTCGTACTGCTCCCATGTATGATTGTTAACCCACGTCTGCAGCATCTGCATGAAACCAAGAGAGTCGTTCGCTCTGCGAAAGTCTAACTCGTTCTTCAGACACTTGATAACGTGCCTATGTCTAGCTGAGTCAGACTTCACGTAACGTTCGTACGCTTTCTTGGCTTTTGCATTTGACCTAGCATTGGCGTCCTTAGCCCTCAGTATGCGTAAACTACCTTTAGTGAACACTTTGAGGGGAAAGTGGGAGAGAAGCTCAGACCACATTTGATCAAACGGTACTTGGAACATATCCAAGAATGATTGACGTATTGTGTGGTCTTGCAGCTCCTCCCCCAACTTAAGTAGGCCTTTGGTTTGCAAGGCTTCTGGATCTAGATTGAGCGTTAGCCCTTCTAGACAATCATAACTTTTGGCATGCAAGAGATACAAATATAAGAAATCATCAGCACTTATTCCAAACTTCTTTAGAACTTCTGTATTGATCTCTACAAGCATTACAATTATTTAAATACCATAGTTATCTCTACGTCCCCAACCTTGAACGACACCTGCTTCACGTTGCCTGCATCGTAGTCCATGACCTCAACAGTCTTAGCTGTCTTAGCAGGTGTGGTCTTCGTCTTAGGAGTCTTAGTCTCGTTGGTCATGGTGTCGGTCTTGTAGTCATAGCCCTTGCGCTTGAGCTCGTAGCATTTTGCTCTAACACCTGCGGGAGAGATAGAGTCAAACTTGTCACCAAACTTCTTGATGAGCTTGCTAGCCGCTATGTCTGCGCATGTGTCGACGTCAATGCCTTTGTCACGAGATTTGAAAAATGCCCTCGACATAACGGGCCACATGTCGGGTGTGTACTTAATTTTTGAGTTAGCCATTAGAATAAATTTGTGAGTGATGTCACTCGTTGAACATTGTGTAAAGTCTTAGTTGCTTGGTCCATCCACTTCTCCTCCTGTGAGTCAGCGACGTAGAGTATGTACACTCTACCACGCTTACCCTTCTGGAATCGAATGAGACGACCAACACGTTGAATCATAGGTAGGGATTTGCTCTCCAGGCCAGCAATGATACCCACACCTACATCAGGAACGTCGAAGCCTTGATTCAAAGCCTTGGTGCTGCATAGAACTGCACCAGCTGTAGCCTTGAAGTCTTCAAGTGTTTCTTCGCGTTTCTTTTTAGTCTTGCCAGAGTGATACACAAGCCCGTCCAGTTCCTCTGCCATCATGTTTGTAAACTCGTTCGTACCCGAGAACGTAAGGATTTTCTGTTTACTATGATGTTCTGCAATCTGCTTTGCCAAGCTGAGTTTGTTCTCAGCGTGCTGCACGACAGCTTTGCGCTGTCTGATTGAGTTAAAGAACTGAGCCGCAGCTCCTTTATCACCTGGTCCCCCACGAAGTATGCGATTAGCCTCGTTGAAAGCATC